GGTGTCACTAACACAAACCCCTGAAAGGATCTAAGCCAATGGCTCACCCTCTAATTCATATTTCTAAAATGACTGGTAAGCTGGACGGGTTCCAGGCTATCAGCACTAACACCATGACAAACGAGTATTGCATTAAGCAAAACGCAAGTGGCAAGGCTGACAACATTTGCACCAAGTGTTACAGTCACACAATGCTAAAGTCATACCGAAAGAATATGCAACCGGCATTGCAGCGTAACAGTGAAGCCTTGGCTAATAAAGTGCATGATATGGATTACCTTCCGTCAATCAATCAGGCTTGGTTTAGGTTCAATGCTCATGGTGAATTGATTAACCTAACTCACCTAGAAAACCTAAACAGAATAGCAAGGAAGAACCCCCACTGTTCCTTTGCTCTTTGGACTAAACGGAATGATTTGGTGTCAAAATACTACAAGACAAGGGAAAAACCTAGCAACATGATCTTGATCTACTCTAACTCTAAGGTGTCAACTATTATGAGCAAGCCACCAAAGCACTTTGACAGAACATTTAATAATGTTTTAGAGCATGAGCATGTTGACAAACAGAATTGCACTGGTCAAAAATGTAAAGACTGCCGCCTATGTTATACTATAGGCAACCAAGTAACCACCATTGTGGAGATGGTAAAGAAATACTAAAGGAGAAACTAAAGATGTTCTATTGTATAGCAACCAAAGCCCTCAAGGATGGCACTCAAGGATTCCGCTTCAATGTGTGTGGCGTCAAAGGATTAACTCGCAAGAGGTTATTCAAGCGCCGCTGGGGCATAGCCAAAGGCAAGTCAATGGTGTCATTGCATATTGGTAAGCGTTCTGTTTATATTGAACGGAAGACAAACAAGACCAAAGGTAAAAGGATCAGGCATTTTGCAGGATGAATTACCTAAGTATCTCGAGAGAGAATTGGATCTGCTGGGTGTTGTGTCTCAACGCATGACACCTAGGCAACCACAAGAGAAACAAGAGCCACCTCAAGTATGGGATGGCAAAGGGGATTGTCCCTTTTAAATTAGGAGAAACTAATATGCTAGTGCAAGTTATTACCCTGAATATTTCCGATGGGGGTCAAACCACATATGTTGACATAGTAGGCACAGAGGATGCCGCAGAGAGTTATTTCATTTTGGATTTCCACAGAGAAGGGGGTGGGAATGGGACATTGAGAGTGTGCAAACTAGTGGAGGTAAGCCAATGATCTATGCAATCGCAGACGTACCACACGCAGATTATGACAATTATGACATGCTTAATAAGCTCTTTCACGCATTGTCACCGCTTGGCTGGGAGCATAGCTCGTGGAAGAATGACACATGCCCATCACTCCACTTTGATGACATGAAAGAGGAACGGCATGGCAACACCTGCCAGATATTCGTGGACTATGCAGACCCCGCCATGCGAGAGGATCCAGAGTGGCCTGTGCTGTCATTCAACTGCTATGACGCAGAGGGAATGCTGACACTCCAGAATGATTTTGACAATGTGGACAAGCTCCTAATCTATCTAACAGGGAAGGTGACACAATGACAAGGACAAGGGCAAGACAGTTAGAGGTTGTAAGGGTAGCAAGGGCCAAGGCATTTGTTGACAACTACAAGATGAACCAAGGCTGCAATAGGTGTGGCTTTGCCGAACATCCTGTAGCACTACAAATGAACCACATAGATCCCAGCACTAAGTTCAAGAATGTCTCTGAGTTAGTGAAGAAAGGTGTCATTGATACAATCAAGACGGAGCTGTCAAAGTGTGAGGTTCTTTGTGCTAACTGTCACGCTGTCCACACATATGCAAACCAACATCACAGAGAGGAGTTAGGCTCATGATCCGTATTGTACTGACCAGCAAGAGAACAAACCAAGAGATCTGCTATCATACATGCAAGAGACTGGACGAGGCGGAGAAACATGCCGAGATTTATAGTCGTATGGATGGTGTCAAAACGGAGATAGTGGGGGTGACACAATGACAAAGCGTAGGGACATAACACCAATAAGATCATACCAGATAAGACAAATAGATGTTATTGATGATGCTGACTGGCTAACGGAGCAAGAACGTGTCCATAGGTATGAAGAAGAAATAGAAGACTGCCTGTTGGTGGTGATGCCTAAGGAATATACCTATAGAACCCTTGTCAGGGACAAGCCCTAGGGTATCAACATTTTCAGATGTGTCAAGAGGGAATCGACATGGATTATGAAACAAATATCAGGCGTCATGACGGAGAGTATACCGTCTATGGAGAGCTATGGGATGATGGTATGGGGTTCTGGGATAAATGGGGTGACACAGGCTATACCTTCGAGGTGCAGCACGAGCCAGAGTTCTCTGTCACTGAGCTATACAACAAGGATGGCAAGCCCGTTCCATTAACTACCTTGACACCTAAGGAGATCCTTGTCATCATAGACATCTTCACACAAGACTATTGGGATCACATATTATGAATTGGAAATCACATAAGCCTTGTCCCTACGAGGATTGCGGTAGCACAGATGCCTTTAGCTATAACCTGGACAGCATGTCAGGTAGGTGTCACAGCTGTGAACGTAAGTACCCAAGGGACAAGGCAGCAAAGCTAGACTGGGCAGAGGAAGAGTATCCTACTCAGGGACAGCAGCAACAAGAGAAGGATGATTGGGACATGGAGCCAGCGATCAAGGCAGTGCCTACCGAGGTACTCACAGGCGTATACCGAACCATACGTAGCATCTCAGACCAGACCATGCGAAAGTATGACTGTAAGACATACCTAGACAAGGATGGCAAAGAGGTTAAGCAAGAATACATCTACCCTTCTGGTGGTGTTAAGACACGTTACTTCCCAAAGGAGTTCCGTGCAGTTAACCTCAAGTCAGACGAGCTATACGGTATGAACCTCTGGAACGCAGGGTCAGGTAAGATTGTGACCATATGCGAGGGTGAGCTAGACGCCATGTCTGCCTATCAGATGTGTCATAACCCTAAGTTCTCCTCTGCCTTTGTGTCACTGCCATCGGCAACACCATCGAAGAAGCTATGGACAAACACAAACGATTGGCTGTCATCCTTTGACAAGATCATTCTGTCTATCGAGCATGATGACCAAGGCAATGCCGTGGCCCAGCGCATAGCTAACCTATACCCCAATAAGGTATACCGTGTGCAGCATGACAAGTACAAGGATGCCAATGAGTTCCTTGAGGCAGGTGCAAAGAATGAATACTATAACGCCTGGATGAATGCCCGTAAGTATACCCCAGAGAATGTCATCAACACCACTGACCAGTTCCTTAGCCTCTACAACAAGGCAGAGAACCACACCTATGTTGAGACAGGCATACAAGACTTCGATGATATGTGCCTAGGCCTGATGCAAGGACACTTCACCCTGTTCAAGGCCCAGACAGGCATAGGTAAGACAGAGTTTATGCGCTACTTGGAGTATCGTATTCTGGCTAAGAACCCTGACATCAAGATCGCCACATGGCACATGGAGGAGACTAAGCTACGATCCTTGTTGGGTCTGGTGTCATACGACATCAAGGATAACGTGACCCGCATGGACTTGATCGAGGACAAGGGTGTCAGTGCCAAGGTACAAGAGTCAATCAGCAACATAACCAAGGACGAGAGACTATTCCAGTTCTTCTTGAATGACGAGGACGATCCCCTTGACCTGCTCGGGCACATACGTTATCTATCCCAGGCTTGTGATGTTAACTATATCTTCTTCGAGCCTATCCAAGACATCGCAGCTAACATGGGCGGTGACGAGAGCAAAGAGCAATTCCTTGCGGATCTATCTGTCAGGCTATCTAAGTTAGCCGCTGAGTTGAACGTAGGTATCGTGACCATCGGGCACACTAATGATGACGGTCAGGTTAAGTACTGCCGTATGATAGAACAACGAGCATCTGTTGTTGTTGATCTACAACGCAACAAGATGGCTGAGGACGAGGACGAAAGGAACACAACCAAGTTACTTGTCACAAAGAACAGACCAGTGGGTCCAACAGGGTACGCAGGACAACTTAAGTTTAACACTAACACCTTTACATTGGAAGAAAAGTATGCCTTCATTTGATGACCTGACAAACATGACAACAGTAGCAGCAGCCCTCTACTTCCTTGGGGTCTACTTCCACTACGTCCATGTCAAAACTATCTTTCACCTCCTCGATAGATACGAGGACTTAAACAAAACTAAAGCTATCTTCCACAGTGTAACGTGGCCTATCACAGTGCTAGTACTTATGTGGGATGAGTTCTTTGGAGCAGAAGAGGACGAAGACTTAGAATGAAAACCGTAGCAATGGACATAGAGACAGACGACATTGATGCCACACGCATCTGGGTTATCTGTGCCAAGGACATAGACACAGGGGAAACAGAACAATTCCTTAATGTGTCACACATAGAAGAGGAGAAACAAAGGTTCATAGAGTACTGCGCTGATGTTGAAACATTTGTATTTCACAACGGCATTGCCTTCGATGTCCCAGTAATTAACAGGTTGCTTGGTGAAACTGTTGTTGACTTACACAAAGTACTTGACACCCTGATTGTGTCACGCCTAGTGGACTACACTTTGGATGGCAAAGGACATAGCCTCAAGGCATGGGGGCGTAGACTAGGTGACCATAAGCTAGACTTCAAGGACTTCTCAGCCCTAACAGAAGAGATGATCTTCTACTGTCATCAGGATGTTACTGTGACGGTGCTGCTCTACAATACACTTAAGCCTGTCATCAATGATCCTACGTGGGATGAGGCCATCAGGTGTGAACATGAGATCCAGATGCTATGTGAAGAGATGACAGACAATGGCTTCTACTTCGATCAGAACCAAGCAGAGACATTGCTTGATGAGATAGAGTTAAGGATGCTAGAGCTAACCGATGCCTTCCAAGAGGACTTCCCTCCCCAACTACAAGAGGTAAACCGTATAAAGTATAGGCGTAAGGCTGATGGTTCTCTTTTCTCTAACGTAACCAAGGCACACGAGCAGTACGAGAAGACAGTAGTAGACTGGGCAGCTCAACCACCTGAGCTAGTCTGCTATGACTACATAGAGTTTAATCCTGCCTCCCCTAAGATGCGTATAGAAAGACTTTGGGAAGCAGGGTGGACACCATATGAGAAAACGAAAGGACACATACAGTATGAAAGGGATGCAACTAGAACTGTTTGGTCATCAAGAAAGTAAGTCTTGCTCTAAGTGTGGTGAGGTTAAGCCTCTTGATTATTTCAGTAAAAATAGGTCAAAAAGGGATGGTCATCAAACAGAATGTAAAGTTTGTAATAAAGCTTACTGTCAAGATAACAAGGAAGCTATGGCAGATTATAACAAAGCTTACCGAAAAGCTAACAAGGAAGCTATAGCAGATTATCGCAAAGCTTACCGAAAAGCTAACAAGGAAGCTAACAGGGAAGCTAACAGGGAATACTTCAAAGAATACTATCAAACTAATAGGGAATATTACAATGAAGCAAACGTTAAAAGAGTTGCACTAAAAAAATCTAACACACCTGAGTTCATACTTGATTGTGAGGTAGAAAAGAAGAGAAGGGTAGACACATACAAGCTACGTAGCCTAATGACAAAGGTGACAGGCATTCAGCATCACGTCGATCACATGTGGCCATTGTCTGACGGTGGTCCTCACTGGTCAGGTAACCTACAGGTGATACCAGCCACTGACAACCTATCTAAGAAGGCTAGTGTAGACCTTGAAATAAAGATAACGATACAAGAAGGATTAGAATATGCAAGACAATGCTATGAGAGGAGATAAGTTTGCTAAGTACGGGTGGACACTATCCGAAGCAAACCTTAACACACTACCAGACTCAGCCCCTGAGGGAGGCAAGAGGTTAGCTGAGTGGTTGACTTTGGAGGGACGCAGAAGCTCCCTGGTGGAGTGGCTAGGCCACGTTAAGGACGATCACCGTATTCATGGTAGGTTTGCACACATCGGTGCATGGACAGGACGTATGGCACACCGAGCACCTAACCAAGCCAACATCCCATCGGAGTTCCATGGCACACCTAAGTCTGCCGTTGAGGAGGTGAAGCACAGGTACGATGGTAGGTTCCGCAGCCTATGGACAACGCCTGATGGTTGTTTGTTGGTGGGTACTGACGCAGAAGGTATCCAGCTACGAGTACTTGCGCACCTCATGAAGTCAGAAGAATATGTACACGCTATTGTGTCAGGCCGTAAGGAGAATGAGACAGACATCCACAACTTAAACCGCAAGGCCTTGGGTATGTCACACATCACGAGAGACATGGCTAAGACATTCATCTACGCCTTCCTGCTAGGAGCAGGTAACGAAAAGATCTCTCAGATCCTAAAGGTAAACCGTAAGGAAGCAACACAAGCAGTAGATAATTTCATGGAATCTATCCAAGGATTGTCTGAGCTGAAGAAGAAGATTATACCTTACGTTGCTGGACGTGGTTACTTCAAAGGTTTAGATGGGCGTAAGGTCAAGGTTCCCTCCGAGCACAAAGCCTTGGCTGGTATGCTACAGAATGGTGAGTCTGTCATCATGAAACATGCAGCCCTACAGTGGGTGCGTGAGGCAAAGCAGCAGAACCTAGACTTCAAGCTGGTCACCTGGCCTCACGATGAGTGGCAGACAGAGATCCGTGGTGGCATGGAAGAAGCAGAACAATTAGGTTCACTACAACGTCAATCTATTGTTGACACAGGAGTTAAATTCGGTATGATGTGTCCTCTAGCTGGGTCAACTGACATCGGTAAGAATTGGAAGGACACACACTAATGCTCCCTTATATTGTTGCCGGATCACCCATAATTTTTGTCTTGACAATGCAGGCAATAGTTTATATAGCTAACAACAATACCAAACGCCAGTAAAAGGAGATACCTCAATGGCAGCTAAGAAGAAAACTAAGTTCGGTGTATTCGAAGGTGAATTGTTTTATCCTCGTTTGTTCGAAGATACCATGGACACTTCTGAGTACCACGAACGTATACAAGGTCAGTACAGCACCATGTTCGTACCTAAGGACAGTGAAGAATTGAATCGTTTAATTGCGATGGGATTCCCTGAGGTTTCCCTGGGTCACCAGATGGTCAAGCCTATCGCAATAGCTGATAACCGCATGGGTGTTAAACTTAAGCGTCCTAATGTACACCCTTCAGGTATTGAAGACTTTGGTGGTGCACCAACAGTTACTCATGGCGTGACCAACCAGAAGTGGGATAACATCGTTGATGGAAACTTAGGTCATGGCACCAAGGCTAAGGTAAAGATCTCTATCTACGGTGAGGGTGAAAGAGCAGCGGTACGATTAGAGAAGGTTGGTGTTATCGAACACGTACCCTACCAAGAATTAGCTGAGGCTGAAGACCGCTGGTAGATAAACAAAGGGTGGGGCTTAATTGTCCCACCTTTAACCACTTAAGGATGGACAGATGATTAAAGCAACGTACATTGACCACATGGGTAATGACTTGACTGTAGCTAACGCAGCCCGTGTGTCATTCGGTAAGACATCCGAGATGGAAGACGATCCGTGGGGGCCACCAAAGCTCAAAGCTAAGGATGATAAGCTGATCCGTTACCTCGCCAAGCACAAGCACATCAGCCCGTTTGGTCATTGCTTCGCATCCTTCCACGTCAAGGCTCCTATCTTTGTAGCACGTCAGCTAGTTAAGCATAAGTTCCTGCGCTGGAACGAGATCAGCCGCCGTTACGTTGATGATGAGCCTGAGTTCTATGTACCTGACGTGTGGCGTGGGCGCAGTGCTGACAAGAAGCAGGGTTCTGAGGGTGAGGTTAAACTTGGAACACTAGATGATACTATAGTATCGGACAGCCCACATGAGGCACTCTGTGCGTACAATGCCTTACTAGATGCAGGTGTAGCCCCAGAGCAAGCACGGATGGTGCTGCCACAGTCTACTATGACTGAGTGGTACTGGTCAGGTAGCCTAGATGCCTTCGCTGATATGTGTAACCTGCGTTGTAAGCCCGACACACAGGCGGAGACACGAGAGGTAGCACGACAGATTGACCACAAGATGATTGAGTTGTTCCCTGTGTCTTGGGATGCACTAACGGAGGATGACGATGAGTGAAGTAAAGATAACTGAAATAACTGAGCATGAGGATGGCAGTGCTACGTTGCAGGTAGAGTGTGGCCCAGAGACATTTGCAGCCATATTTAACGTGGGCTTTGTGTCGTTAATTAAAACTGGCCTACACTGGGAGAGTGAGGATGGCTAAACTATACGACTTAGAGCCTATGATTATGGACTGCTGGCATGTATGCGATGACCTTCAGGTTATCTTCAGACAGATAGGTGATGGTGAGCGTGAGCCTACCCCAGACGAAATGATGAACACCCTGATGGGTATGCAGCAGCTATACCAGTGGAAGTTTGAGCAGTTGTTCTTCAAGTATGAGGAGGTACTACGTGACAGACAATGACTGGCCCTTAGAGGCAGACTTTAGTGTCATCAGACCTATGACACCAGAAGAACGTAAGGCATCCTTGGAGCGTGAAGAGAAGAACAAGTGGCGCAAGTGTGTAAGCTGTGGTAATGCAAGTAAGGATACATGGTGTGGCTTCTGTCTGGAGGAAGAGTGATGATAAACAGTGAGTGGAAGAAGTTGTTAGAGGAAGAAGAGAACTTTAAGGAGAAGGTAATGTCAGAACACACAGCAGACATCGTGAATGAGCCTGAACACTATGCCCGTTGGGAGATAGAACCTATCACATACATCATGCTAAATGACTTTGAGTTCTGGCGTGGGAATATTGTCAAGTATGCTAGTCGTGCTGGGTTTAAGTTGTACGATGGTAAGACTAAGGATGCTAGTGAGATCGTTGACCTAGAAAAAGTTATCCGTTACGCAGAGATGCGGATCAATCAACTTAATGGAGAGGATAAGTTGTGAACAAGCAAGTCCTAGTAGACGGTGATCCTTTTGCTTACAGAGCAGCCTTCTCTTGTGAGGATGAGTCTGAGGAGGAAGCCCTGGCTAAGGTTGATTCTGTTTTGGATGATGCTCTTAACGAAGTAATGTGGGAGGTGTCTGAGAATAACTATCAGATCTTCCTTACAGGTAAGGGTAACTTCCGTTATGACATAGCTGTATCCCATGAGTACAAAGGTAACCGTAAGGGTGTAGAGAAACCAGCACACCTACAGGCTATTCGTCAACACATGATTGACAACTGGTCAGCCATTGTGTCTAAGGGGGAAGAGGCTGACGATCTACTAGGAATTTGGGCTACTGCGTATGGTCCTAACGCCACCATCATATCCATTGACAAAGATATGTTGCAGATCCCTTGTCACCATTACAACCCTAATAAGAAAACCTTTACTACAATGTCAGAACGTGAGGGTGCTAAGTTCTTCTACACGCAGATCCTTACGGGTGATAAAGCAGATAACATCATAGGTCTCTATGGTATTGGCCCCAAGAAGGCAGAAAAGTTATTAGCTGATTCTGTTACTGACGAAGAGATGTACGAAGAGTGCTTACGTGCATACGGTGGTGAAGAGGATCGTGTCATTGAGAACGCCAGGTTACTATGGCTTCGTCGTTACGAAGGACAACTATGGGAGCCACCTAAATGCGTTTTAGATCAGGCTTAGAGAAAAGGACAGCTGCTTGGCTAACTCTTCGTAGGGTTAAATTCAAGTATGAGAAGACGAGAATACCTTACGCTGTGTCAGAGGTGCGTCACTACACACCAGACTTCCAGTTACCTAATGGGATCTACATTGAGACAAAGGGTAGGTTTCTTCCGTCAGATAGAAAGAAACATTTACTTGTCAAAAAACAGTATCCAGAGCTTGACATTCGGTTTGTTTTCAGTAATCCTAAGGCCAAGATCAGGAAAGGTTCTAAGACATCTTATGCTGATTGGTGTGACAAACATGGGTTCTTGTATGCACAAGAGTATATACCTGTTGAGTGGGTAAAGGAAAAGAAGAAATGATCTTAAAGATACACAGGGTAACAAGTGGTCCTTACTTCTTAGACGAAGAGAACTGCTACTATAACATCTGTTTAGTTGAACACGAGGATGGGACCATGGAGGAAGACGAGATACTTATGGATGACTTTGACAGTGCCTATGAAATGATTAAGCACTTAAGTACAACCATAGAGCCAATCATCCTAGAATATAATCTAGGGGCAAACTAATGGTGCTTGACAATGTTTGACTTAGATAGTAAACTTCGTGCTCTTGTCGAAAACTACGGCTTAGAATTGCTGTTAGAACAGAACGAGATCTCAGAAAGACTTATCATAGAATACCTAGTAGACGAAGGTCTTATAGACTTAGACGACTACTTCAACTTAGACGCAGAAATGGCTGAATGGAAAAGGATAGAAGAATGATTACAGCAGAAGACATCGAGGCTTTTAGCATTGTCAATGTCACACCTATGGAATACTCTTACTGGGTAGAGGGTAAGATCGTAACTGAGGGAGATAACAGACTTGTCGAGAACATCTTAGGTTTGGTTGGCGAGGCGGGTGAGGTAGCTGAGAAGATTAAGAAGTATCGTAGAGACAACACCAAGATCAACCAGAAGGAGATCATCAAAGAGTTGGGTGATGTTGTGTTCTACGCAACTGCCTTGGCTAACTACTTCTACAGTAACCTACCTGAGGTACTGGAGGCTAACATGGACAAACTGAATGACAGGTATACTCGTGGTGTCATTAAAGGCTCGGGGGACAACAGATGAAACAGAGATGGGTAAATAATATATTTGTGAGGTTCATGCGGTACTGTATTATGTGGTCAGAGCATAGAGCAGCAGTCAAGATCTTAAACCAATTATCCGATAGAGAACTAAAAGACATTGGCATGAGTAGGCAAGACATTGACCGTATGGTCTGGCTAGAAGAAGATAAAACAATGCGAGGACGAGGTAAATGAGCAGCAACCTACTACCGACAGACTACCAGACCTTTATTGCTACCTCACGGTATGCACGTTGGTTGGACAAAGAAGGACGCCGTGAGAACTGGGGTGAGACTGTATCTCGTTACATGGACAACGTGGTACGTCCTGTTGTTGGTGACAACACTTACATTGACCAGCTAGAGGAAGCTATCCTTAACCTTAGTGTCATGCCATCCATGCGTTCACTTATGACAGCAGGGCCAGCTGCTAGTCGTGACAACACTTGTATGTACAACTGTTCGTATCTACCCGTAGATGACCTTAAGGCCTTCGATGAGGCTATGTTTATCCTCTTGTGTGGCACTGGTGTCGGGTTCTCCGTCGAGCGCCAATTCATCAGCAAGCTCCCAGAAGTGCCTCAGCTCTTCGAGAGTGAGTCTGTCATTGTCGTTAAGGACAGTAAAGAAGGTTGGGCTAAGGCTCTCCGTCAAGTTATTGCACTCCTCTACAGTGGTGAGATCCCTAAGTGGGATGTATCTAAGGTGCGTCCTGCCGGTGCCCGTCTTAAGACATTCGGTGGACGTGCGTCAGGACCAGCACCATTGATAGACTTGTTTAACTTTGCTGTCAATACATTCCGTGCAGCAGAGGGACGTAAGCTGTCATCTGTAGAATGCCACGACTTAATGTGTAAGATCGGTGAGGTAGTTGTAGTTGGTGGTGTAAGACGTAGTGCTATGATCTCCCTGAGCAACCTTTCGGATGACCGTATGCGTCATGCTAAGTCTGGCTCATGGTGGGAGAACAATCCCCAACGTGCTTTGGCTAACAACTCTGTGTCATATACGGAGAAGCCAGATGCTATGTCATTTATGCGTGAGTGGACAGCCTTGGTTGAGTCAGGCTCAGGTGAACGGGGTATCTTTAACCGCCAGGCCTCAAAGAAACAAGCGGAGAAGAATGGACGCCGTGATCCTAACTATGAGTTCGGGACCAATCCTTGCAGTGAGATCATCCTACGTCCTAACCAATTCTGTAATCTAACAGAGGTTGTTGTTAGAGCTACAGATAACTTTGACAACCTAGCCCATAAGGTTAAGTTGGCTACAATACTAGGTACGATCCAGTCCACCTATACCAAGATGCCTTACCTTCGTAAGATCTGGACTACCAACACAGAAGCTGAACGTCTGCTAGGGGTGAGCCTTACAGGCATTATGGACAATCCGTTAATGACCAGTAAGAATGCTGGCTTAGATAAAACATTGGAGAAGTTACGTGAAATTGCAATCGAAACTAACGCTGAGTGGGCTGGCCTTCTTGGCATTCCTGTTGCTGCTGCTATTAGCTGTGTTAAGCCATCGGGAACAGTCAGCCAACTCGTTGACTCAGCCTCTGGGATACACGCCCGACACAATAACTACTACATCAGAACCGTTCGAGGAGACAACAAAGACCCCTTGACACAATTCATGATTGACCAAGGTATTCCTAGTGAGCCATGTGTCATGAAGCCAGACCAGACTACAGTGTTTAGCTTCCCTATGAAGTCTCCTGATAATGCTGTCACACGTAATGACACAACAGCAATAGAACAACTGGAGACCTGGTTGACCTACCAACGCCACTGGTGCGAACATAAGCCATCCGTTACGATCTCCGTTAAGGATGCTGAGTGGGTGGACGTAGGTGCCTTCGTGTACAAACACTTTGATGAGATGAGTGGTGTTTCTTTCTTACCTCACTCTGACCATACGTACCAACAGGCACCCTACCAAGACTGTGGTAAGTCTGAGTACGAACAACTGTTGTCACTTATGCCCGAGGCTATCGACTGGACTTCTCTTGCTGACTACGAGAAAGAGGACAACACTTCAGGTAGTCAGACTATGGCTTGCTCAGGTGACTCTTGTGAGATTGTGGACTTGACATGAGTTGGGTAGTCTTAGGTAGAACACAGTGCAACTTCTGTGATGATGCTAAGGCTATGTTGCGGGGTAGGGGGTTGACATACACCTCCTACACCCTCGACTCCCCTAGCAGTAAATGGCTATTGACATTAATCAAAGATGCTGGTATGACGACTGTACCCCAGATCTTTAACCCTACAGGTGAGCACATTGGTGGCTACACCGAACTAAAGGAACTACTCAATGACAGCAGTACGGAAGAGTTTTAGTCGAGCACTATACGAAGCGTATGATAGTCCTGCCCGTGATGCCTTGGTCTCCTACTTGGAGGCTAAGGGTCACACGATAGTTAACAACGAAGAGAACTTTAATGTTGACGTTGTATCACAGAAGAATGGATACACCTATTTCAATGAGGCTGAAGTAAAGACAGCGTGGAAAGCTGACTGGCCTACGCATTGGACAGAGATCCGTATCCCTGAACGTAAGCAACGTCTGTTAGATAAGCACACAGAAGAAAATGGTGTCCTTAACTTCTATATCTTTCGTCCTGACTTCAAGCAAGCATGGCGTATTAAAGACACACAGCTCACCAAGGAAAGCCTTAAGGGGGCTAAGGGTAGGTATATCACACATGGTGAAAAGTTCTTTCACATTCCTTATGTAGAAGCTGAGTTGGTTAGCTTATGAATAACATTGAACCACTACAAAAGCCTACACGTACCCGCCGTAAGACAAACTATAAGGGAGCAACAACAAAGAAGACATCAGGCCTAGTCCCTCGCACACCTAAGCAAAAGGACTTCATTGATGCGTTGTCAAGTAACAATCAGGTCTTTGTTCTTGGGCCTGCTGGTACTGGTAAGACTTACGTTACTGCCACCTACGCAGCCGACCTATATGCTACCAAGGCTATTGACAAGATCGTCATTACCCGTCCCCATGTAGCCGTAGGAAAAGAACTAGGGTTCCTTAAGGGTGACCTTCAGGAGAAGACTATGCCATGGGCCTTGCCTGTGCTAGACGTATTGGAGAAGCATCTTGGTAAAGGAACCGTTGAGACAGGGATCAAGAATGGCAACATTGAGATGGCACCTCTTGCACTTATGCGTGGGCGTAGCTTCGATAATGCCTTCATAATCGTTGATGAGACACAGAACATCACCACTCACGAACTTAAGATGTTGCTTACTCGTGTTGGTGAAGAGTCAACGATTGTACTTAATGGGGATGTCCAACAGTCTGACCTTAAGGAAGCCGATGGTCTCTCAAAGGTCATCCACTTAGCTAAGAAACATATGCTACCTGTGCCTATCATTGAGTTTGGTGTGGAGGATATTGTCAGGAGTGACATATGTGCTCAGTGGGTCAAGGTCTTCATGAAAGAAAAACTCTAACCTAAAAGTAAAGCCCCTTGGATTTCTCCTTGGGGCTTTAAACTTTATTTCTTTTTTGTCATCATCGTCATTGATTTCTTTTTCTTAACTGGTTTCTTCTTAGTTGCACCAGTTCCGTATGAAATCTTCTTACCGTTTTTGTATGGCATATTACTTCTTCCTTTTCTTTGCTGTCTTTGCCGCTTGTTTAAAGTTCTTATCTGTAGGTGCGCCTTTACTCCCTACCTTACGCATCTTCTCACCCGATCCTGCTGCTATTCGTTTACGTTTAGCATGGATGTTTGCGTATAATCCTTTAGCCATTAGGCACTCTCCCCTATCTTAAAGCAGTTGGGTCTTACGAAGTACCCATCCATCATGAACTTAGTTCCTACGGTTAAGACATCCGCCCTACACTGCTCCTCAGTAGGCCACAGGTTTTCCGTATTGCCAACAACAATACAGGATGAAACTTCAGGGGTTGAGCAAACCATTAGGACAGCTAACCACATTACCACTTTACCTTGTCAGCCCAATAGGCAGCTGACATCTTACCCTTGGCAATGTTCTTAGCATGACGGGCTTTGAATGCTTTGTTCCTTTTGGAACCATCGGGGCTACCCTTGACACCCTGTTGACCGAACCTAATTGTTTTAATCTTGTCACCCTCTTTGGCAACAACAACATGAGACTTGGTTGCATGACCAGGTGTAGCCTTAGGTTTATTGAAACCTGATACGCCAGCACGTTCTAGTCTTGGATCTTTCTTAGCCATCACCACTTCCCTTGTTTCTTGCCGAGGAAATAAATGCCCACGCCGAGGATACCAACGCCTGATACCACCACCAGAATGCCCAAAGTCCACTCGATAATCGCCTGCTTAATCTCCGCCTTGCGATATAGAGTTTTCTGACGATCCTTGCGCACTTGAGATTCGATGCGTAGAAGTTCCTCCCAAGCAGACTGACCATAGGCAAACTGGATATATTGCTTAATATCTGCACGAAGAGCCTCCGCTTGTTTCTTTTTGGCGAAGATGTCTATTGCACTGGGGCCAGTACCACCAAACAACACGGCATACCAAGGTTGATTCTCAGCTGACTTATGTGCAAACTCCAAGTCTGAAATAGCTCCAGCAAATTTAGCTAAGTCGTTAGAGATACCAGCAATATCTTTACCTAACTGTATGCCTTTCTTAATGGCAGATACGGCTGTCTGTGCTGCTGCAAAGGCTGTAAACGGATCAATCATTAGGTCTACCTAGGGTCACGGTTAGATGAAGTCTTCTCCATCATAACCCTAATGGACTTAATATTCTCGTCAATACGAGCTAAGGTCAAAGCCTGAGACTGGACTACATTCTCCAGGGCTGAAAGCCTTACGTCTTGCCTAAGCAATTCCTTCTCATTATTTTTGATGGTATTGTCTAACGATGACACATACCATACTAAAGAAACCGTTTGTATAAATATAGCCACAACAAATGTCAGTGGTACTGACTTAGATAAATGCCACTCTTGATCTTGGTTCATTTTGAAAATCCCGCACCGAAATATAGTCCAACGATAGCTGACACAATGTGTGTGTCCAGCGGTGTGATGACGAACCCTTGGGCAGACTGCCATACAATCTGCTTGTCAGGTCCAAACAGGAAGTTCCAGAAACCCCCTTGTACTTCTGTGTACCCTACAAACACGGGTACTTCTGGATACCACACAGCTACGAGCTTAGGTAGTACGATGATTGAAATGACAGCTGAGAGTGCTATGATCCTTCGTGTCCATGCGAAGTGTTTGTCTTTTGATCCATACTCTCTGGCCGTGTTGGTTGCTCCTATGAGCATAGCCTGTTGTTCTGCTTTGTTCTTGTTGCTTTGGCCCCATATGGACATGACACCACCTAGCACGGTGGAGAATAGCATGGTGATGAGTTCTAAGGGGAGACCAAACATTAGGGAGCCTTTATTTGAGCTATCAAATCACTTACAGGCTTGCCAGCAAACAAGTCATTACCATACGACCAGCCTCTATTTCCACCCATGTCTATGTGGAGTATATTGTTACCAAAGCCAAAGCCTTTAAACCCCGCCTTCTTTGCAACAGCCACAAGTTTTAATTTCTCAGAGTCAGGCATACCCGCTACAGAAATATCGAGAGCATCTCCGTGGAAGTGTCTTGAGTTAGGTGTGTTTTTCTCTCTAGTTGAACCCTTCTTTGGAAGAGCATCGTTTATTATTAGCTCCGCCCCAAAGTTTTGTTGTAATGTCTGGAAGGCCCCTCGAAGAAGGTTATCCATTCTTTCAGGAGCTTCTGGTTTTGTAAGTAAGGAAGCATTAGTTAAAGTAAACGTAGGTTTCATAGAAGTATTAGTTACAATCTTAAAACCTTTATCGTCCAACCCTTCTGGCCTCATTTGTGGCCTAAGGGAAGTCTCGGGTGCTGCAACATCTTTGTCTAGTTGTTTTATAACCTGTAAGTCAGAGGCTATATCAGCAGCAGGATCTACCTCACTTAGTGGTGCCGTAGACTCATCAGCAATAATATCCGAAAGCTCAGACGGTACCATATCAACAGGACGCATCTCGGGGCGTACCATATCGCCTGTGTCTCTAACGAAAGGCTCCGCAAGAGACTCAGTAATACCTGCCGCTTCTCTGGCTTTAGCATTTTCTTCTGCTGACTGACGAGATAGCTCTAGCATGTCCTTTAGAGTTGACACAACTTGAGCACGTTCTTTCTCTGCAACAAGAGTTGCTCTACCCTCTAAGTTAATGCCTGCCATTTTACTGCTGTCCCTTGACGTAGGTGTTGCCGTCAGGACCAATAAAATAGTCACCGTCATCAAGGTTTGCAAACATCTTTTCATCTGTATCCGTGTTGTCTGACCAGAGAATAGGATATGGTTTAGCCTCTGTACCCATTTGAGCATCTGCTTCTGGTACTGACACTGGTTTAATTAAGGCAGCTTCAATAGCTGCTGTGTCCATACCCAACTTCTTAAGCATCTTAGGGTAGAACTTAAGGATCTCGGACTGCTTGAGAACCTTGTTGTAAGCTACTCGTTCAGAGTTAAAGTTAAACCCTGCGCTCTGCACCTGGTTTCTTTCCATTGTTGGTAATTTACGACCACGATCAACAATCATAGCTGACACACTACCGTTATAGTACTTAGACGCAGCTGTGGTTACCAAAGGAACTACCGAACGATCCATACGGAACACACCACCCTCTGCACGAGCCTCCGTATCGAAAGTCACCTCGCCCAAACCTGTTACCTTCCAGAAGCTACCTTGTAGAGAACCTGAGGCAGTAGTAGAGGCCACATTGAACTGAGATAACAGGGCATCCTTAAGTTGAGCCTTAGCTACGGCTGCCTTCTCAGGGTCAAGACGAGAGATATTATCGAGCTTCTTAAATGTGTCGTCGTTAAGAATACCAGAAATAGTCTGCTGACTAAATAAAGTAGGTGATGTTGCTATGTTGACAGACGCCTGAGCAACACCAGAAAGGAAGTTGTCACGAGACTCAGGTTTATTTACAGATTCTGGTGTCTCAAGATTAATACTTAAATCAGAAGCAAAAGAAACAGCATCTGATCTTTCTTTATTGGTTCTGTCTGTAGCCTTAGATACTTCATCTTCCGTATGGAGATCAGGTGCAGTAAACTCTGGGCTATCATCAGAAGGAACCTCAGGCAGAGGTTGGTTTAGAGGGGTATACTGGCTGTCCTTTACCTGAATGTTGTTTAGGGTCTCAAGAACCTTAGGGGCGTTGTTAGCTAGAAAGGCGGAGAAGTCAGGGTTAGGTTGCAAGAGAGCAGCCTTGATTAGAGGGTTCATGTCTGGCATACCAATGATAGCTTCAGTAATAACCTCTAAATGCTCGGCCTTTGTCTTATTTAATACTTCTTGGTCATAAGACCCTAACGTAGTGACAAGCTCTTCAGTGGAATTTATCAAAGTTTGAATAGGTTTGTAGTCTTCGTCGGAGATACCAGAAGGACGAGAAGATTGAAGGTTAGACTTTAGAATTTGAAACTGAGTCTTTAGATTAACGAACACCTCAGGAGAAATATCTCCACCTTCCATCTCAATAGCAAGACCTGACATAGTGGAGTTAACAATACCACCCATCATGGTACGAGCATTAGGTATATACTCTTCTTGGAATTGCTTTGTATTCATAACCTTTGAGTTAGCAATCTGAAGTGCTGCCGCTTCAACCTTCTGAACGTCAGAGATAGCTAAACTTAAAACATCGTCTTCTGTATAGGGTCTACCTGAGGCATCCAGGATCTTACGGGCATTGAAGACATAGCCTGGGTTTTCCCTTAGCTTGTCTACTGAGCTGTTAATAGCTTCTTGTGCTGGGTCATAGTTTAGATAAGAAACATCAACACCTGTAGCTGTCTTAATCATTTCTGCTACGTTATCGTCTACGTCGAATCCTTCGTTAGTGTAAGATGCAACAAGAGAAGAGACAGCTGTTCGTTTCTGTAGTGGTGTTTTTCCTTTAAGATTGTACAAGGACTGTGACAAACGACCAACAGCTTCTCTTTTGATAGAGCTTTCTGTTTGTTTGACTGGTTGGTTAGCTCTTGCGTAGTCGTCTAGGGCACCAAAGATCCCCCTACCTAGCATGGCTAATCCGTCAGCAGCGGCACCTGTGCTAGTTGCGCTGGGCATTGTGACACCCTGTTCAAATGCAGCACCTGCATCACCAATATCTACAGCAAATCCAGCCATGGTTTATCCTTATTGTGTTTGTGTTCTAAACAGCTCTGCGTCATATTGAAGACCAAGCCTCATAGCATTACGCATGATGTCGGGTACGACAGCAACATTTACAAGACTACGTTGTAGGGAGTTTTTAAGTTGGTTAGAGAAACGTGAGGACCATACCTCATCATTAATCTCTTCCCAAAGTTTAGTTCCCCTTAGCATATCATCTTTGTCACCTTGTGTCAAGAGTGAAAGAGCTAGGGTAGCTTTCTGTTTTTGGTAGTTAGCAAACTCTTTATACTCTTGGTTCTCTCTATAGATCATCTCACGTATGTCATAGTAGTTCTGTACTGGTGCTGGTGTAGCACCGAAGAAGACACCAAAGGCAGCGTTAGGATCTAAACCACTTACAGCAAGTTTGTGTGTCTTACTGCGGTAGTTGCCTGTCTCTACAAGCTCACGGATCTTAAAACCTTTGTCGAAGGTGGAAAGGTTACGTAGGAGTTGCGTCAGGTCATCACGAGCCATGCCTGGGTTACCCCCTACCATAGCTTTGACACCCGACAGGCCAACCGTAAGCATGTCACCACCAATCTCACCTGAAGGACCAAAGAGAGTAGTGAAGAGATCATCCTCGAAGAGCTTACGATATGTGTCCTGAACCTGACCAAGAGGAGCTACACGCTGGGCGTAGGCTGTTTCTGTTCCTAGAAGATTAGACAAGACAGCATCAACTAAACCATACTTGATACGATTAAACATCTTGACAGACTCAGTATCTTCTGGGTCATAACCTAGGCTCTCTGTAATGTAGCCCGTCATCTTACCTGCACCTAGACCTGTAAGACCAAACATCGGACCCATGACTAAAGCCATACGTACACGTTCACCTGCTGTAAAGTTACGACCAACAGCAATATTTTCCATAGCACGGATGGTAAAGGAAAGCCATTGAGTAGGGACACGCATAGGTCCACTCTGAGCAAAGTTTCTTGATTGTGTTGTCATACGGAATGTAAGGTCTTGCTCACGGTTAGTGATCCAAGTCTTACCTTCTGGTGACAGAGGGTCAATGCCAGGACGTTTAGCACGATGCTCTAGGAAAGCCGTGATAATACCTGTCATACGAGAGGCACGTTCACCTTCCTTAAAGAAGATAGTAGACTTGTCTAAGAAGTAGTTGACACCTTCTACTGCCTTACCTGTTAGGTTACTAGCCGCACCAAACTTTTGTGGAGCCTGAAGTTCTATAACTTGGTTGTCTACAATGTTACGACCACTCTCGTCAATGTAACGGACAAGAGTATTGATCTCGTCTAACTCTAGGCCTGTTCCCTTTGCTAGTCGTTCTATTGCTAACTTACGTGTAGTTGGGTTTGTAATATTAGCGATGGCAAGCATAGGCACAGTCAGGCCTATACCTTTAGTGCCCTGCACAGGGGAGATCCCTACGATAGTCAAGGCATGTAACCCTTGCAATACAAACTGGTCAGGGTTAAAGAAACCAAACTTAGAGTAGAAACCTACACGAAGTAACTGACTGCCAGGATCAGTCTTAGTGAAGTCTACTTTCTTACCTGTGATACCAAAGACTGCCTCGGTAGCCGAAGCTGTGAAGGTGTCCCATTTGTCACTTAGCCATGTTGACTGGTTAAGCCTACGTTTAATTACGTCTTGTTGCTCACGTAGCTGGGCAGCAATATCATTGAACTTACCTGTGTTAGTTACCTTGGCACCAAGGAAACGATTGAGGTAGTCGTTAGTAGGAACACCAGCAGGGAACTCAACAACACCACCAGCCTTCTCAGCTAGTTTGACCCAACCTACCAAGGCATTCTGGGAGGCTGCACGGTTAGCATATCCGAATGTTTCAGATCCAAACTGGTCAGCAATGGCTGAGATAGGGTTGGCGTTAGCAGCTTTCTTACCGCCAAACTCCATGAGAACATTGTCCCCACGTTTCATGTTTAGGCGAGAACCAACAACCTCTCCAAAGGTTGAACCTACGTTAGCTACATTCTCTCCTGCCTCTTCTACTGACACCTTCTCGTCACGAGCCTTGAACACAAAGTCCTCAGAGAAGTTAACCTTGTACTGTTGGGAGAGCTTCTGTAAGTCCTCTAGGTCAGTCGTATGTTTTCTCCAAGTGTTGTTGTTTCTGATAACGTCACCAAGTTCGTCATACTCAGCTTTAGTAAGTACAAGCTCTTTAATGTCCTTGACACCATTGGCACTCAGTAGTTCTCTTACTTTGGTTGAGATGTTGTTTAACTCAGTCCTTGCGAGGATAGCCTGGTCTTTACCAAAGGAGCCAAGCATAGTCTTGAAGCCACCTGAGATCTTGTTACCTGACACCAAAGTCTGTTCTTTAGTTAAGCCTACAAACCAACGGAACTCAGCGTTAGTACGAGGACCACCAACATTATAAGGCATAACATCTACTCGTTCGAGTACACGAGTGGACTTTACATTAGTGACATAGAGGTGGTCTAGGTGTGTCTCTGGTACTTTAAAGGATACTTGGTCAGGCCCAAGCTCTTCCTTACGCAAGCTACGGCCTGTCTTTAGGTCTAGGATAAGTTCGTCATCAGGAATGCGAATTTTCTGACCATCCACACGGTACACCACATCTCCGAAAGTATCCGTGAAGTCAGCGTAGATACCACCCTCAGCAACTATCCTCTTTAATCTCTCAGAGGATTTGATCTGCCATGTGGCGTCATTAATATCCTGGACAGCTTCGTAAGCATCCAAGACTTTATTAGAAGGTGTCGTCTTGTACATAGTCTTGTACATAGATTGGAAAGACTCTCGTGTTGGAGCCTGACGCATATGCGATAGGTCACCGTCACGGAGCTGCTCAAAGAAGTCACTTAAGTTCTCTAGCTCTTTACCTCTTACAGCACGAATAGTCTTCTGGTATGGTTTAAACAACTCACTTATAAGTGCTTGACCAGCTTCAGCCTGCATAAACTTAGCACCTAGCTTATCACCTAGGCGTAAAGTAGCAGCACCAAATACTTTATTAATGGCATCACCAACAAAGGTGCCTTTGGCTAAAGCCTCGGCCTGCCCAGGTAAACCTAGGACATTTATTCTTTGTTCTGTCTCAACGAACCAGCCACGGCCTTCTTCTCTTTTGACAACCCTAAGGCTAGGGTCTTGGGCTGCAATGTCTTCTGCATCTACCTTACGTCTAAATGGAGCACCCGAGCCTTCCTTACCCATACGAACGATAACCTTGAAGTCATCAGATCCTTCGTCAATAACAGAACGAGTACTGACAACAACATCGTTTAGACTATCTGCAATACGAGCAGCAATATCTGTAGCTCGTGCTTCGATAACTGCACGAGGAATGTACTCCCCAAAGGAACCCTGGCGATTGATCTGCTCAAGTTTCTCAGTGATGATATTCTTTCTTGTACCGTTACGTACCTCAACACCAGAGGGACGAGCCATAGGTCCAGAGGCAGGGTCTAAGTCCTCAGGAAGCATACGCCCTGCCATGATCTCGTCTGTCTGTACACCTGCGTCATCCACAAGTTTAGTTGCCGCAACAGCCGCTGGTACTTCTCCGTCGATAACAGCAACAGCATCAATAGGACGACGAGCCTTTGACAAACTAAGGAGCTTACCTGTACTACTAAGACCAGCCTTAGCTAACTTAGTGGCACCTAAAGTAGCAATGTCAGCTGCACCAAAGGCAGCATTCAAGCCAGCCATAGGGTCATCCCCTAGGTATGTGGCATCGTTAGCTGCTTTAAATAGATTCCAGATGCTATCCTCTGTGAAGATACCTTCTGATGCTCTCTCCTTGATGTATTCTTTAGCCCACTCCTTAAACTCGTCAGGTTTAAGTGTATTGAAGGCTTCTCTGATTTCTGTACCCTCACGATTAGAACGGAAGGTTACATTCTCAAAGGCACCAATAGTAAGCTCTCTTAAGATATTAACATCAAGGAATGTGACAACTTTAGAGAAACCTGACTGGTCATTGTCTTCGAACGCCTGTTGCATCAGGTCATTCCAAGTCTCCATATTTGTCATTGTACGAGCAGCGTAGGCATTGACACCATTATCACCAAGCATCAGGTTCTGCATAAGCATGTACTCACCCAAGGTCATATCCTCACCCTTGGCTGTACGCTGTTCAATAATCTCTGCTACTTCTTCTGGCTCTAAGCCATCCTCAATAGCCTTGTTAATTGTCAAGGCATAGTCAAAGTTAAGTCCTTGTGTTCTTGCTGCTGTCTCTGCTGTGTTGTCCCCTACGGCACGTTCAGCTTCTACTTGGTCTACTGGAAGGTCTGTTGCCAAAGCAATGCCTTGGGATTTCTTACGTTCTACATCACTAAGAGGATTGTAGACAGAAGGCTCTTCAGCCAAGTCTAAGTCCTGCTGTAAGGCAAGTTGATTGAAGATCTCATCTTCTAAGGTCAGCAGAGTTGTCATTTTTGTGGACCACCATCACCAAATCCTTTAGTAGCACCAAATGCTCGGAAACCTAAGTCAGCGATAGTACCGAACATCTGAGCTTGGGCACCTGCTTGTGCAGCTTGGCCTGTAAGAGATGTGTATTGTTGACTTAAACCAGACATCATGCTTCCGAAGCCTAGGTTAGATCCTAGTTGAGAACTAATACCAGACTGACCACCAGCTAATGCTGAACTATCTGACACACCCATAGCTTGAGCTTGGGCTTGCATTTGTGCTCGTCTAGCTAGTGTTGCTCGTATTGCTGAACGCCTCTGACGTTGAGCTTGTTGACGTTGTTGTTGTATCTGTGTCTGGGCAGCAGATCTTGCAGCACCAGCGGCTCTTTTTGAGGCATTGAGGGACGCAGCTGTGCCGTAAACAGCAGCCCCAGCAGCTATTGCTGCACCAGCAGATAAAACACCTGTTACTGCTAATGTTGTAAAAACCGCCATACTATACTTCCTTCACATATGCTGTTTCTGTGGGTTTAAACCCTTTACGCTTAAACAATAATCCAGCTTTAGAGTTTAAAATATTGTCAAGCTCAGAGAGTCTTATGAAATTACAACCCTTGCTCTCTGACCAAATTGTATAATCGTCTACAAGTTTTAATGCCGTTCTTCCTATTCTATGCTCAGGGTCAATCCAAAACATAAGCTCTTGGGCGAAAACCATGTCGTTAATTGGCATATCAGATACAATAGCTATAAGAGCACCGACAACCTCTTCGTTATGAACCACAATTTTAACAAAACCATTTTCACTGTGTATAAGGTTTGTGACAAGCTCACTTACTTTGTTTGTGTTGACTTTACTCCAGGCTGGATGTGGTATCTCTTTGCAGAATTGTTTTACAGATAAGACTGTATCCAAAACGTCATCTTGGGTTGCGTCACGAATTGTATAATTAGACATTAGTAGCGTGGGTTCCTAGCTGCTATGATGCCCCAACCTAGGAGCAAGAAGTCCTTACCTTGTTCACTCTCGTATCGGATACGCATGGAACGCCCATGGCCTCTAATCTTGAGTCTGGTGGTAATGACAGTTTCTGGGTAATCGTATAAATCAAGGTTGTTAGGGTCAGGGGTAACAGGGTACTTCTTCCTGTTAGCTTGTTGTGCTGTACTGAAGTCTTCAGCAAAGTCCCAAGCTGTTGACACCAGAAGGGAGGATGGACGTACAGCTTCGTACCCACTAATCTCATTACCTGTGAACCCTGTTTCTGTCACTCGTGAGTAGACAGCAATGTAAGGTGCGTTCTTCTTGGTAATCAAATCACCAGCAAAGTCATACCCTGTTTCAGCAAAGGATGAGTAGTTTGTGTCTCCCCAATCCAAGAAGCTAATACTTGAGAAGGAACCCATGGTTAACTTATTGGTAGCCCCATCACGACAGATAAGAACAATAGCTGGGTCACCTGTGTTAAACGCAGAGATCTGCGTAGAGATAACATCATCAACAAGGGGTCCAGTGAGATCTATGTACTTTGGGTCTGGGGTAGGGGTGTATGTAGTCCACTCCTGGTTAACTGAAAAAGTTGCTATTGACGATGAGTTATAAGTTACTCCAATAGTAAAAGAAGTCGAAGTTACTGCTGTTACTGTGTAAGTACCTTCGTTTAGGTTTAGTAAGGAGAAATATATTCCACTTGCTACAACATAAGGGTCATCTTCTAAAGTTGGTATACCTGAGAAGGTTACGGTATCACCTATTGACAGAGTATTAGATATTAAGTTGACGGTAAGAGTACCTAGGTCTGAGCCAGCATTAACTGTAAAATCTAATGTAGTCCCATTAATGGGTAGGGCAGGCGCAAGAACCATAACATCATCAGCACCTGAATTAGCCGTAACGTCCAGCTCTAGCTCCTTGGCTCCATAACCAGAGTAGAATGAAAAACCTACTATTGAATCTGTTAGTATTGATTGATCTGACACTTTCCAAGGGTAGAATGCCTGAAGGGGAATGTCGAGTATAAGGAAGTTATTTAACTTAGATTCTACAGTCTCATCATCATCAGGGTAAGCCCAGTAGATACGCTTGTTAATACTATCATAAGCTGCTGTAACCTTAAGTTTAGCATCAGAACTAATCTTGTCCCAAAAGCTCTGTATAGTAGGAATTGTGAGGTTCTGTTCTTGACCCTGGCCTGACACTGGGTCAGTCCCTAGTGTGTGGATACCGAAGCGAGACCACCAAAAAGGATTACCCTCAGCAGCTACGAAAGACTCAGCGTTAAGGATACCAATACGAGAAACACGGTTAATGGAATAAGACGAGGCTTTGAAAACACCGTCAACACCTGCGATCTGCCAGACGCCATTCTCAGCGAAGACAAACAAAGATGATTGGTATGCGTAGAGTTTTTGTATCTTGACAGCATCGGGGATCTTAACTTCCCCTCCGTCTGTATCATATAGATCAGAAAGGTACTCAGCTGTAGGGTCATTCTGTTGATGACAAATACCTAAGTCATCCACATTCTCCACAAGTTTAGAGAATAGAATTGTCCCTGCATTCTTAGCACTATCCAGGCCAGCGTAGAACACACGACCAGCAAAGGACTCGACACAACGAAAGCGACTGCCCTCCTCCTCTGTCATATTGGTCAAGCCTGTTAGACCTGACGCAGACCCTCTGTTCTTCTCGAAGAAGTCTAAGACATAGTGACCGTTACCAGTTAATGTAGTACCAGCGTATATCCTATCAAACTCAGCCTCAAGGTAATCCCCGTCAGTGTCTTTACCAGAGTACCAAGGATGTGTTAGACGTTTTGTTAAGTCTGTTGGTGCTCCATTGCCTGTGTTCCAGCCAGCATTCTGTGCGTCATACTTACGGTCCTGGGAGGGACTAGCTTCATCTTCGTAGTAAGTACTGGTGTCACCCTGCCACTGGAAGTCACGGACTTTAAAATCTATCTGAGTGGCTGTAAAGGTGCCTGAGCTATAGCTAACAGCTATAGTGTTAATACCAGGAGAAGAAACAATTAGATTGCCCTTGAGACTTGTGAATTGACATTTAGATACGTCAGCTCCAGCAGAACCTGAGAAAACGTAGGTATTTAAGTTAACTGAATTAGTCTCAAGTTGTGCTGAGTACGGTACGTCAGACTTGTTATAGAAGTAAAGAGTAGCTCCTTTTTGTAACACAAGAAACTCAAGGTCTGCATTACCTCCTACGTTCACCCAATCACCAGTACTGGTAATCTCTGAGTCTGACAAAGTGAAAGAGGATAGTGTATACTCTTCCTCTAGTGCAACACCTAAGCGTCTCCGTCTAGTCCCATCACGGCGAAGGTCACAGTTAAGTTCGTCAACAGATGCACCTTCAGGGAACGTAAGTTCCGCTGCCTCAGTGATAAGACCCTTGACAAAGTTATTAACTGCTTTTTGATTTAGACTCTGAGGCATCTCTGACTTTCTTACGTTTCATGAAGTCTTCTGCGTACTCGTCACGTTTAATTGACTTTGACTTACTTTTGTTACGTAGGTATTTCTCTAAGGCTTCTTTGGCCTTCTTCATACTTGTGTAACGTCCAGACAATTCTTTAGGTAATACACCCACCTCAAACCTAAACTTGAAGAAAATGTTTCCGCCTGGCTCTTTCTCTATGAAAACTTTATTCTTTAGCTTTTCGGTAGTGCAGACACATAGTTGCTTTTCTCTGTTGTCTTGATACTCAATCATTAATGACGCCCATAACTATTTCTTTTGTTAGCTCGTTTGCTCTTGTACTGGTCATTCTGTACATACGACTTCAAACGACGAGCAGCCTGTTCTACCTTAGGGTCTGATCCACCCTTGAACAAAGAGAAACAAGCTGACTTAGCTTCAGCTAAAAGGAGAGGCATAAGTGTGTTGTCAAGGTCCGGCTCGAAGGCATCTGTCTGGCTGAACGTAGGATAAACAGAACCCCATGCCCGTGTCTTTGATGCTTGAAGAGATGTTTCTTCTGCTGAGTTAAAGGAGTCAAAGATCAAGTACTCATCATCAAAGGAAGTATAGTAAGCAGGGTCACGATCAGAAGCTACAAAGATGTCTACACTTCCTTCAAAAGTTTCTACTAAAGTATTTGCTTCATCCATACGGTCAAGGAATACTAAAGGATCAACGAAGTAGATCTGCTTAAATTCTTTGTTTGCTACTGTACCTACGTTGTACTCAATCCGTGTGATCTTCTTTGTGTCTGTTGGGTACTTAAAGTGAGTAGGCTTGTTGGTATCAGCTAAAGCTACGAGGGACAACAAACGACTATGCTCAGGGATCTCCCTGGCAGCTATAATGTTGTAGTATGTATCTTCTACTACTGACGCAATTTGTTGTGCTTCTACTGTATCAGTAAGACTATTAACATCCTCTGAGTCCATGTCTGACAAAATAGACTGTACAATTTGTAAGAGTGTTGTTTTCATTACGCTGCCGACCCCATAACTGACATAAAGGCAGAAGCTACGTCTAAGGTAAATGAAGAATCACCTTTGATTTTTACCTCTAGGTAATCATTTTGCGAAAAGGAAGTGTACCCGAAAACAGAAATAGAACCCCAAGAACCTGAACTAATTGTACGTATAGTACGAGAACCTGACAACTCTGTTCCATTTTTAAAGAGAGCGAACTGTACATCGTGATTACTGCCACCAGTTTGTTTAGAAGAAATTGTAAACACAATCTGAGCTTCTATATCCTCTAAACCTGTATACTTTAGACGAGCATTAGGTGAGGTCACTCCTGTAAACCCATTAGACTCAGCAATTACAAAAGTAGGATTTAAGGGTGTGTCAGATGTTGTTACTGAATGTGTGTATGATGGTGTTGTTGCATCAAAGGCAATGTAAGCTCCGATGAAACGACTGTTTTGATACCAGTCACCAGAGCCTGTACCGTCAGCTACATAAACTGCACCAGATATAGCCGAAGAAATATTCTTAGGTTCATGTAAGTATGGATCTGTGAGTGTTGAGTGATTTACGTTAGCCATCGTAGCTCCTATAGGGATATATACTATCGCCCCTGCCAAGGTTTAATTTATTATATACTAACTAATAACTTTTGTCAATACAGAAAGTGAGGTGCCCCCGAAGGGACACCCCGTTAGTTTTTATACGTCAGGGTTAGTTACAACAGTAACGATACCTTCTGAACGGTACTTCTTAACACCGTAACGAGCAGTTGTTACATACTCATGGCGTTGGAAGTCTTTGTTGTACTCGTAGTCTACCTCAGGCTGTTGACGCCATGCACCCACGAATGGGTTAGCATCACCTTCAGTGGACATGAAGTAGTTAGCAACACCGTTGTTCACGTTGAATGCGTTAGCTGTAGAACCATCACGTTCCAGCAAGGCAGAGTCAGAGACTGTAGACTTGAGGAAGTTAGATGTATATACGTCAAAGCCGTATACGTTAGCTACAAAGCGCATACCTGTTGCGATACCATCACGAACAATACCTTCAAACATTGGGTTGTTAGCAACACCAACGATGTTAGACAATGTGTTCAGTTGGAACTCAACAGATGGATCAACGATAGCAACCAGGCCACGATCAGGAACAGATGCTTTCTTCAATGCGTAACGTGCATATGCGAAGTCAGCCAGTTCGATCCGACCACCATTACCACCAGAGATACGATGAGCAATACCGTTTTGTGCTTCTGCTGAGTTTGCAGACACACCAACTTCAGGAGCAGCGAAAGTAGTAGTTTCGAAGTGCTCAAGAATAGCACGGGCTTGTTCTGGAACAAAACGTGCTTCAAGCTGTGCACTGTAGAACGAATCCTGTGCAGCTTTCTTGGTGATGTAAGACGCAGATGACAAATACTTGTCAACGGTGAATGTGAAGTTTGCTGTATCCAGTGGATCGTAGGTAACTTGTGTGTCGTCTGTGTAATCATTAGTTACGATTGCACCGATCTGTGGGATATTGAAAGTGTCTCCATCAGGGAAACCTTCAAGCATACGGACGTACCGTTGTGCCATCATCTCATCACGGAGAAGTTCTTTTAGTTCTGAGGACCACAGTTCACTGCGGACAAGGTTAGTACCGACGTTGCTTGCAGCTGTTGCGCCTGTACCTACTGTATTCATACCAGCCATTGCTAGTCTCCTTAATTACCGAACCTATCACCCAAGCGCATCTTATCTTTCATAAGTTGTTGTTGCACTGAGGGTGTATAGTATTGATTGGGGTTTGACCTACGAAGGTTCTGATAGTAAGACCAGTTACGTTCCTTCGAGGATTGCATATTTACCCCTTCTGTATTGACCGAACTGTTGAGCATAGAACTAAATGCACTGTCTTGCTTGTTGTCTCCAAAGAGAGCCAAGAAAGCAGAAGGTGATTCAGATGCTAGTTGCTCCATACGATCCATTGACAAACCTAGCTCTGAGGCTTTAGCTTGCAATGCCTGACCAAGTTTGTCACCGTACTGTCCCTTAAGTGTGTCTTCGACATTCTTTAAGTTAAGTTCTACTGACTTCTTGGTTTCTCGTTCCAGAAGGGTTTTCTCCACAAGGCTCTTCAGATCATCCTCGTTAAGAGAAGGTGGTGTGCCTTCCTCTTCAACGCCAGCAGTATTAGGGTCAGCCTCAAGATCTTTCGCAGTGCTGGTGTCTGCGGCCTTGTTCTTGATTGCGTCGATAATCTGGGAAGCATAATCGTTCTTACCTAGGTCTTCACGAAGTTGCCGATTCTGTTCTTCTAACTGTGAGATATAGTTGTCAGCTTCTAACTTACCTTTAGCTAGTGTCTCAGGATCTTTCCAGTTCTCGCCTTTGGCTTTCACAAGTCGTTCTACAAATGATTCTGTGGTTGCTTCAGTTGTAGGGGCTTGTTCAGTCTGAGGTTGGTCTTGGTTAGAACCTGTCTCAGTAAAAATGGACATTGGTTATTCCTTATCTAAGTTGATTAAGTCGAGCACTTGGTTGAGTGCCCTGTTATACCCGATACGATCAGCTTGCTTATAGGCCCATGAAGGGCTGTCATAGTCTGTTGATGGTGGGGTCTCCTTGAGCATTGGCCCTAGGATTTCTTTGAGACGGTCCAGGCTTTCCCTGTTTGACAAAATAGCTTGTTTAGCTTTTACCTTGTCTTCTTTCGTCTTGCATTCTTTGTACCAAACGGATTTCATTTAGAGTCCTTGCTCTATAGCAATCTGTTGTTCTTCTTCGTACTGAACCTGTGCCTCAGTAGCAATCTTCTGAGTTTCCATTTGTTCTGTTACTGTGACGTTTTCACTGAAGAGTGCTGGTTCACCCAGTTCGTCAGCCAACAGACGAGCAAACTCTTTACCTGACAAGTGGGCAGCCATGGTAGGATCTGACAACTTAAGCTGGTAGAGTTGTGTCAGGCTCTGCAAACGATTAGCACGTTCAGCAAAGTGACGAGCACCCATAGGAACAATCTTACCGTTAGCCTTGATGTCTTCCTTAGTGATCTGCTCAAAGAAGGAAATACCCGTGTCATCGTCAAGGATACGTATGGTGTCAGCATAGTCCATGTTACGGCGTGAGGCCTCAAGCATAGAGTTAAGGATAGGCTCAAGGAAGACACGTTCGAAGTGAGCTGTCTTATGTTGGAAGATACGACCAGCAGCTGTCATAAGCTGGTTAACCTCGAAGGCTGTCTTTTCACCTGCACTACGGATACCCATGGCTTCACGAGGGGCACCTGCAAGCATCTCCATTTTGTTCTCTAGGTTCTGTATCTGGAAGTCAGCGTTAAGGGCTGTAGCGTCTGGTGCTAGGTAACCTACGTCACCCTCTTCACCTAAGTAGATACGGGAGCCAGGCTCAAAGTCGAAGTCCTCTACGTCCCCACGGATCTTCATGATGGGGTAGGCGATCTGATCGAATACGTCAGCCTTTAGGTTCTCCAAGTGGTCAATGCGATACTGCATACCCACGAGGTTATCTAGTGGCCCCATGGCATAGAGGTTGTCAGGGCGCTCACGCCAGCCAGCGTGGAAGACAGGAGCCTTACCTAACCAACTAGGGTTCTGTTTATTGACAAGAACGTAAGCACGATCAACAACAGTAATAACACGATTCTTATGGAACTTACCTGTGCTTCCATCATGGATGTCACCGTAGAAGGTCAGAAGCTCTACGTAGTTAGACTCATAGTATTCCTTAAGGGTAGAGAAACCATCCGCAACATAACCCTGAGACTTAGCTACATCCACATCCTGACCTGAAGCATCTGCACGGTTACCTACCATCTTATCCAAGATGTCAACCATATAAGCATTATCTGCTGATGCTTCTACCTTACGTGCTACCTCTCCGAGGGTGACAATAGACCTTACAATCTTAGGGCTTTCGCTAAAGGAAGGAGCCGTAGGATTAAAGCAGACATCGAAGGGACTAATACGGACTAGCTTAGGGCCGACGTAGTTTACTGTGCGTTCCCCTGTGTCCTCATACTCCGTATAGTCTTTGACAAAATCTACAGTAGCAAAACAGTTACCATACTGGATGTAGTCATTAATTAGTTTACTTACGGTATTCTCGAAGTCAGACTGACGGATCTTACTTTGCATGTATGCCTGGATGACATCACGCTTCATCTTTAAGTTTGACTCTTCATCGTTAGCTTCAAAACGGAACCAACGCTTCTGAGGAAACAAAGCAGAGAAATAATTAGCATGAAGGTTGTCAGCAATCTGGGTCAGCTTAGGTGTTGTCGTGCTGTTAGTCCAAGGTAGTTTGCTGTTGCTGGTGGTACGTGTGTCAGTAGCATAAATATAATTACGAAGTTCTTTCCACTCGTCAATCTTATTCTGTCTATTTAAATTCCATTTGTCCCAACGGGATGAGATTTCCACGGCTAGTGCGTGTGGATCAATCATTTCATCTAGGTCAATCGTTGTTCCAGCCATTACAGTCTATTCCTTATTGCGTTTGAGCACATCTCGAAGAAATCTTCGTCTGTGTAGAAACCCTTAGCGCAGTTTACCTGAAATGTAACAAAACGTACATTTCCCTTTGTGTAGCCTAATTCTGGTTCAACTCTGTCAAGAGAAATTGTGTTCTTGTTTGCTACGTTCTTTGTACCATGTGTTTTAAAACAAAAGGGGACATTAGTTATGGCACACAAACCTTCTTGTTCTTCGTATAGATTAATAAGATATTGCAGTGTTAAGTTAAATGGAAGTGACTTGATTTTAGATCTACTTTTAGATCCATTCAGAAGTCTCTTAATTTTGTAACCCAAATCCTCAGCCATCTTGTAGTTGTGTTTGCAAACATAATTGCAAAAATTAGAACCTTTAGTAGACGTTTGTATAAAAATAGTACTACAGTAAAAACAAACACGATTGACGGGTTTATCTAACAAACCTTTAGCCAAAGGAGACCCCTCCGAAGCGTTGGTTAAACTGCACTACATTATCCTTTTGCCTACGGACACTACGTGCAGGTTTAACAGCCATATCTATTACAGAAGCAAGAGCATCAATAACGTCATCATGAGCAGGGTTACGTGATGACAACTCTTCTTCTAGGATCTGCGTGTTACCGCCTCTGTAGTGCCAGATACTAAGGTTGTCATATCGTGGCTCAAGGACAGCAGCAATACGTTCCTGCTTATTACCTTGGGTCTTGTTAGGTCTGAACTCATCAATACTTATGGATAGGCCATGTTGCTTGATTAGTTCTTTTAGTTGCTTAACGATAGCTACCTGCGCTACTGTAGTCTCAGCCCTTAGTTTACGGAAGGACCACTTGTTAGATAGCTGAAGGATGTGCTCGAAGTAATCCGATATACGGTCAGTACGGAAACGATCAATGTCTAATACGTATACGTTATTCTCTGCGTCTATCCCTACGATGACAATGGCTGTATAGTCAGCCTTCTTTGACAAACTAAATGCAAAGTCAACAGCAGCAAATACGTTCAGGCGATTATCTTTATAGAACCACTTACCGTTATCTAAGACCAAGTGTTTACGGTCATAGTACTGGAACTTATCGGAGCCTACAGGTACGTTGTCAGGATCACTTGGGTCATTGTAGTACTGTGCTCTAAATTGTCCACGGTCTAGGTATTGCCCTCGTTTCTTAGCTAGGACACGTATGTCAAAACCAAACCACTTACCATCCTTACGTTGACTGCGGGGCCAAAGCATCTGGCCTGTGCCATCCCCTCTGTCCTCCACAGGACGTTCGAAGATCTCGTAGATGTTGTCCTCACCTATCTTCTGTCCTTCGTCGTCATACTGATCCTCTACCATCTGGAGGAGATCATTATACAAGTCTGCTGGGTGGTATCTGGTGCCTACGACCCACTCCTTAGCATCCGCCCCTTCGATAGATGACAACAGAGAATACTGGCTCTTTACTTTGTTTCTACCTTCACCTGTGTAGGCATTCTCATAAACAACTACGTCATCGAGGACAGCAATATCGCAGTGCATCCCTGTAAGAGAAGTAGTGAGACCACCAGTAAAGATAGACGGATCACGGACATTCTCTTTCTTCCTGTCTGGGTGGTCTAACATAATTTCTGAGTTAGTCCACCTGGTACGCTTACCGTCATCAGGATGTACATGGTCAGGCCAATAACGAGAGTATATCTCAGAGGTAAGAATGCCCTTGATAAACCCTAACTGCTTTTCCGCTAGGTTAGCAGTGGCAGATATATACAGTATACGTAAAGTTGGGTTCTTTGTCAACTCCCAAGCTACACGATAAGCAATTAATCTTGACTTACCATGGTCACGAGGGAACAAGAGTAGCTGATGAGACTTGGAATCAGGTCTTGTCCACCAGTTAGCTACCTCCTCATGGCATTGCCCTAGGACTTGCTCAGGTGCAACGAGCTTAATGAAGGTGACAAGATCTGTCTCTGCTGCTGTACGTATTTGCTCTAGGGTTGCCATGTATTAGGCTGCGTCTTCAACTGCCTGTGGTGTTGCATCGACTACCGCCTGTGCCGCTGTACGTTCAGCCACATCAGTAGTAATCAACGGGTTCTCAACGGTTTCCTCTACAGGCTCTGCGTCCATGTCATCAGAGTAGACCAAGCGTGTGACTGTAGCCTCAACAGGTTCAATGGCTGTGACTGTGATAACCTCGTGCATCACATCTTCCATCTCACCAGTTTCTTCGTTGAAGACCTGTTCACCTGTGGGCTGCATCTCACGCACTTCTGCACGACCATCTGCAACCACATACTGTGCTAGTCGGGCTGTGGCTGTACGGTAGGCTGCAAGCTGACGATCAAAAAGTGTCTGATCTGCATCCGCTTGAAGCCAATCAGGAACGTCTACATCCAGTGCTGCACCTGCGTTAGCAATTACATCTTCACGCATTGCCTGATACGCTGAGTTACCACCTACTGTAAATGTTCGGTAAATCTTTCCATCATCTGAAACTTCAGCAAAGATTTTATCATTTGCGTCTAATAGTTGATATGTTGTCATAGCTCATCACTCCAAGCCAAGTACGCATCCGTTGTATTAGCTAGTAATTGAGCTGCATTGCCAGCAGTCAAACCAGAGGATACTGAAAATTTAAATAGTGCTGTGTTATTTGAAGCCCTAATAAATGTGGGAACTGCGGTGCAAGTGTTTGAACCTCCAGCCGTGTAGACTGAATAATCAGATGCCGTCCCTGATTGGTCAAGACCTGTTGGCCCTGTTAAAGACCGCATCGTCACAGGGAAAGATATAACCCCGTCTGCTTGCGTTGTACTTGAACATTCAGCAAGACTAAAACGATCTCCAACTTGACCCACATCGATCCGATAATAATACCTCTGACAAGCCGCCAGTTCTTCCCCGTAAGACCGATGCTCGAAGGGGGTGGCGACTTTGCCTAGTTCAACCTGTAATCCTGTGAACTCAACATAGTCACCAGAGGTAATTGAAACATTACCCCCAGCTTCGCTTAGGATTATTATCTCTATACTAAACTGAGTGCCAGCAGTTGCATCAAGCGTAAAAGTCTCCTGCAAGTAATGCCATTCACCGTCTGCAATAGCAGTTTTCTTGCCTTGATCCGTATTTGATCCATCATAAAGATAAAATCTAACAGAAGGATGGTTTGTTTTGACCCAAACAGATGCGGTAAACTCACGACCATTAAACAATTTGTAATCTTCAATCGTTTGCCGTGTCCCCATAAATCCATTCGTTGTTGCAGTTGCCGTCAATCTCCATGATTTGGTGTTGCTCAAAGCACTAGGCTGATTGGATGTGATATGCTGCTTATTAGCAGTAATATTATGATTTTGCTGGAAGCGATCCAAGTAATACTCTTCATCAGTTGATGATGAGGCTGTAGTAAAATCACCTCGCTGTGATATGTTGCAATCACCATTGATAATCAGGTTCCTACGCCCTGCACCAATCAGGTTAAACTGTTCCTGTGGTGTCTCAGCCCGTAGCATTGCCTCACCAGCTATGCCTGTGGGCTTGTCTA